CCATACACTCTCGTTCAGCACCCTCAAACAACGTTTCGTCAATTTCTATTTTGCCTCCTGGCAATCCCCAGTTGCCCGGGTTCCTACTATCATTTCGAAGTAAGTATAAAAATCGTTGTGTATCACTTGCGTAGAAGAAGATACCTGCTGCTATATTGTCTCTCATACTATGATTTATCACAGTATTAGATGACGATAGAATAATCCCCTTGATCGTACCAACCTTCGAATGCCTTAACCCAAACACCATCGGCATATCGATATTGTATTTGACTTGTTAAATTCAAAACATATTGTGTAGTAGTGGTGCTATTACTTTCAAAGCTAACGTACCACAATCCAGTGCTACTTGAGTACTGAATAATGTCATTTGCTTTAGCAGAAATCACTCCCCATGCTTCTGACGAATCAGCAATGTCTTCTACGATTAAGTATCGTTGACCATTGACTGCTACCGGTAGCCCGTGATCGGGTCCTTTGTTTTGCGGGTTTATAACACTCGATACTGGGCTCAATGTATTTTGCGGTAGGGTGTCGGGATCGATATCAAATATTAATAGTCGGTCATCGCCTGGGTTGAAAGTAATAGTACCCACAATCTCTGTGTCCATGAATGGATTCTGTAACCATATCTGACTCACCCCTGGCTTAATTTGACCATACATGCCTAGTACCGGACTCCAGTATACTTGAGTATCAGGATTTATAGGTACATCGGTTGAACTATTACTAGGAGAAAATATATGCGTAGCTGGTAATATCTGTAGTGAATTGCCAATCAACAATAGCTTATATCCATATGGGGTAATCTTTTGTCTAGTACCAAGTAACAAATGATCGTCTTGCATATCAGTCAGTGCAGTTCCTTGAAAGATACTAGCGATGATCTTATGAATGATACCTAATTTTCTAACTTTAGCAGGACCGCTGATCCATATAGGCATGTAGAACTTCCAACTCATGATATCAATTGGGTTACCACTACCTTGCGGAATACTTCTACTACTGAATGTAAGACCATCTTGGTACACGACACTCAAGCTGCCCCAGTCGATGAAGTTGTCCGTACTTTGGATTTCTAGTGACGGATTAAACAATATACCAATCTGCTCAATCAATTCTAGCTTTTGCTGATAGTTAGTAGTCCAAAAATCAACAGTGAGGCGTAGTGTATAGGGAACCGGCATGACACGTTCGATAGTGAATGCTTGTGCTTGCGTTGGTTCATATTGCTGAGTATCAGCATTAAATGTCTTCTGACGAACATTTAGTTTGTCTACGAAGTAAGGATCCTGAGTGCGTCTTTGATCATATTCAAACCCACTTACATAATATGAAATTAGCGGTGCGCTCGGTAGACTACTGGGGCTATTGTTAGCTATCTGAGCTTGTGCCATGCGGCTGCTGTCACCATACTGAATAGGTACACGAACTAAAATATCATTGCCTGCAGGGTCTTTGCCTTTCGTAACTTGCCAGTCAGAAAAAATCCGCGCGAATTGAATTAAAAATCTGCGGATTTGATTATCATAAAAGTGAGATGCCATTGTGTTCCTTAATCCACTTGGATTTTAAATATTTGTGATAGTGCTTGTTTCTCTGGCACGGTTGTTCCGTTAGTCAACACAGTAACATTGCTATTGTTGATGAATGATGCTCGTTGAGACTTGTCATCAGCACCTAATCCGGTGCCGGTTCGTACATTCTCACTAATCTTGACCCATAGTCTACTATCCCAACGGAATAGTTGCTGAGGTAAATAATCAGTACGTAAGAAGTAATCTCCTGTCTTAGGGTTAGATGGGAATGAGATTCCACTACCAGTCGGTAATCCGTTTGGTGCAGCAGCAGTGCCAACCATATAACCATCAGTGTATCCAAATCCTCTAGGGCTGGACTTAGCGATAAAGTGGTATCTAGGATCACTGTCAGCACGATAGTTCATTACGTCAGGAATAATTGTTCCTGTAAAATTAGGACCAGTTGGATCCTGAGTAGGATCACTGTATGAGTTATCAGTTGTACCATATGGTCCGCTAACTGCACTAAGTGCTTTTGCAGTCAATACTAATTCTCCGCTAACTGCACCCGATCCAGTATCAGTCATATTTGGCTTAATCTCAGCAACTTTTAAGCTCATCTGAATGAACTCAGTTAATTTAGTGTAGTCACCATCAGCAGTCATATCCCAAATACTTTGTAATGCTGCGGCGGCGATACGAATAACTGGTGCAGCATGTTTATATCCCGGTGATGTTATCTCAGATAAATTACCAGTGGGTAATTTAGGTGTTCCCTTCAAATAAACAAGATTCACCGGAGGCAACGGGATAGCTGAGTCATCGACCGGAGCAATATACAATTGAGTTCTGTCGTAGCCCGATGATGGTAATAGTCTAGCAGCTTCTGCAATTGCAGCATCATTGATTTTGATGTTAGTGTTGTAGCGACTTAGAATGTCTTTCAAGTTGTCAGCCGTATCAAGCTCCCAGTATGTTACATTTGAGCAGGGTATGCCAATTGGCACATCCGTTTTTGTAACATAGTTTTTATCACCGAAGCTGACGGTGTATCCAGCTGGATACAAGGTGGTCTTATCCCAGTCACCTAAGTAATTATCTTTATTTGTTGGTTGGTCAAGAATATTACTGAACTCTTGGCTATCAACCAGCGGTTCGCATTTGATACGCCATAGATGAGGGTACCATGTGTTACTGAATCCTTCACTTGCAAAGTCACCGTCAGTTACTTGATAGTACCTGCGTAATGCAGTTGGAATAGTTTCATTTAATGGATGATAGTCGGTTAAGTGGGGTAGCTCAAGTACATCACCTACCATTAGTTTGCGACCAATCAAGTCAATCATCTCGTTATAATGAATAGTGATAAAAATAATGTCATTGTTCAGAAACAATCCGAATTGACTTAAATCAAAGTCTAAGTTTTGAACATTGTAATGACCACGAACTCGGTAGATGTTTGGTTCGTACTTTCTGTCACGATTCTCTAGGAACAATAAATCTTGTATGTTTGTGGGGTCTAACTTGTCGTATTGTGGCTGAGTAAAATCTGCACTTGGGCCTTGATCCTTGACACCTAAATACTTATGGATGTATAAATCTGTACCACCGACAGTGAATTGTTCTTTGATTACTCGGTCAAAAAACTTGAAATCATTGGATTTTTGGGAACGGTAAAGGCTTAATCTTGGCATAGTACTCTTATTTATCGTTTTTCAAAGGTTGACATTAAATGGTTTCGGGTATATAATAGAATCTTAGACAGTAAAGAAACGGAACACAAAATGTCAGCACTTACAGAATACACCCTGGAAATCTACAAACAAGACAAGCGTACCAAAGAAGGTAAGCGTTTGGTTGCAAAGCAGGATTTTGCTCCTAGTACTAAAGACTACATTTCCGCTGTCGCTGATAGTAAGCGCAAACTGGGTTTCATTGTTGAAGTGTTTGAGACCTTTATCACTAGCAAGAACTTGATGGGTGGAAAAGAGTTCCAAGAGCGCTATGATCGCCCTTACTTTTGCTCACCCTCTAGTGAATCTTATTGGTCGATGTAAAGGTTGACAAAAATATCAGACTGTGTTAAACTCTGTATTAAGTAATCGCAACATAGGAAATAAACATGGCAACTCGTAAACCCAAACAGACAGAAGATAACTTTATCAAGGCGATGAACCCTAGGGACGTTGACCAGAAGTATATGGGCGATGAGCCTTTCTTCCCATTGCAGCCTGATACCGAGTCTCGCGTTTCTACATTGGCCCGTGCATTCACTTGGTATCATCGTTTCTACAACAAGAAAGATGGTCGTGAACTGTTGGCGCAATATTGCGAATTCAATAAGCGCACTGAAGATTCTAAGCAATTGCGTAAGGTACATGAAAGCGAATTCTTGCTTACATTGTGCTGGTTGGCACGTATGACATTGCGCGGTCTAGAACTAACCGAGCATGAAGAGGCCACCCTCCAGAATGAAATTAGCCGATTGGTCAAGTGTCTTACTGGTACCGCAGAAGTCAAGTCTAGTATGACTAGCATCTCTAAAGAGAAAGAAGAAGTTACCTCGAATCGTCCTAACATCCAAGAAATTCTCAAAGAAAAAGCAAGTGAAGCCGCAGGTGAACTTGAGGGGTTGTTTGACGAATTCATTATCGGCGGGGCAAAGCCAAACGCTAAACTCAAGCCCATGGATGAGGTTGCTAAAAAGAACGTGATGCCGCAGCATATTAGTTTGATTGTTGACGTTTGGAAACGCAAGCTCACTGAATTCGAAGAGGTGCAAGCCGGTAAAGACAGCCAGATTGTACAAGGTTATGCTCACTTGTCAAAGATTCAGATTCGCAACATTATCAAGTTTATTGAGTCTGTACTAAGTGACCTGAATAGCTATATTTCAGTTAAGAAAGCTAGTAAGGCACCCCGCGCTCGTAAGGCGGTTCCAGTTGAGAAGATTGTTGCTAAACTGAAATACTTGAAATTGTTCAAAGATGCGGCAAGTAAACTAGACTTGGTTAGTATTCACCCTACAAAGTTGCATGGTGCAAGTGAAGCATGGGTATATGATACTGCAAAGCGCAAACTACATCACTACATTGCGGATGAGTATAGCAAGACCTTTACAGTTAAGGGTAGTACATTGCTGGGATTCGACAGCGCACAAAGTGAAGTCAAAACCCTGCGAAAGCCCGCTGAACAACTTAAAGAAGTTACTGGTAGCAAGCCTGCTGCTCGTAAGTACTTTAAAGAAATTAAAGCAGTAGCTACTGCCCCTAATGGTAGGTTCAATGAGGCAATGTTGATATTGAAGGCGTGGTAATGAGCGCAACACAAGAACGGATGGCAGAGTTAATGGATTTGATTGACAAGTCAATTCAGTTGACTGATGATCAAAATGACATGCTAATGCTAGCATGTGCAATGATGCAAAGAACCAACGAAATCTTTGCACAGATTTTAGGTGAAGAAGGAAGAAAATTAATGTATAAGGACATGATATGATTGATAAATTTGTTTTTTGGTTCAACAAGAACCGCATAATGCTCGGTATGATTATCGGCGGCGCCAACATACTCGCGGGTATTAGTAGTGTACTCAGTGGTAATACTATTCTTGCAATATTGCAATTTGCTATCTCGATTTTTATTTTACTAGATATTCGTAAACCAAAATGAATATCGATCTAAACAAATATAAAGATTTCGTAGAGGCTGTAACAAGTACTCCGAGCAATGACTTAACATCATTCATTAACGTATTGGATAGAGTAGATGCTAACTTTAACAGTGAGAGTGGCGTATATGGTCCGGATATTAATGTCCCGTTGCTGATTACTGCTTGC